CGGCGCGAGGGTGGATAGTAGCGCCAGGAGCGGGACGGATGATGGCGTTGAGGGAGGCGTGGTGATGGAGAGGTGGAGTAACGTCCCCGCCAGCCTCTTCGTCCCACTCCCCAAGCCACGCCGCGAGTTGGACGACGCGGGGTTGGGAGGGGTGAGTGAGCGGGAGTGTGAAGTCGGGGAGGCCAGAAGTCTCCGTGTCGATGAAGAGGAGCATTGTTTAACTCCGTGGGAATGGAGGAAGCATTTCTCCTGCGGATATAAGCATGAATGTAATTAAACGTAACGCGTCAGCAGTTTCCATGTGTGCTATAGCTTCTATATAACGCAAATTAGGATTGTTGTAGTAACTGCTTGTGTCTTTCATACGACGATAAAGCCATTCGCGCAGCATTTGAGCATCAATTAGTAGCTCGTCCATGTTACACTCCTTGTGCGATGTCGTCTTCGCCGACAGGCGTGGCAAGGTCGGCGTCACGGTCGTCGAACGCGACGAAGCCGGGAAGGGCCGTGATCGGTGGACAGCCGGGCTGGTCGAGTGCGACAACGGCGCACGCTTGAGCGGCGATCATAAGGGGGAAGGGTCCGGCGAACACAGCGTCGTCGGCGACACGCGGAATACAGCCGAGAAGTCGGCCGGACTGATCGCGGACGGGAGTGAACGCGTCGGAGATGACGCGGAGATAGTTAGTGGGGTCGAGAGACATGGGATGGGGTTACTCCTGTGTGTCGGCGGCGAGGGCGCGGATTTTAGGAGCAATTACGGACTTGCCCTTGGTCCCAACCCAAAGACTATCGCATAGCTGCGCCGCCTCCTCGATCAGCCGGGCGATCTCCGAGCGGGCCTCACGGATAGCTGTAACACGGAGGTGCAATGCAACAGCTATCGCGAAAGATACGTTGTCATGCTGAGGCCAGTCAGTGTCAGCCCCCAGAATTTTGGCGCAGGTCTTCCGTAGTTGCTCCCTCGCAACGGTGGCCTCGGCGCGGGCCTTGTCGAGGAGATGGAGTAGGTCGTCCTTCTCCTTCCAGTGGTCGTAAACAAAGCCGTCCTTGTGACCGGTTTTGTTCTCTCCCCAACCGTTCTTGAACTCAGCCAGAGAATGATTGCGTCGTATCTGCGCCTCACGTTCGGCGTCGGAGATCACGTACTTCGCCTGTTCGTTAGGCGTGGGGGTGCAGTCGTTCAGTCGGGTGCCGGTCATGTGATCTAGCCTCCGTCAGGGCGTTTGATGTTCTGGAGGTTGCCGCCTTCGCCGAACGCGGTTTCGTTGGAGGAGAAGCGAAATGTCTCGACGAACGCGATGTTGAAGGCGTGTCGCATCCGACCGTCCTCCGACGGGCGAGCGTCGAGTGAGCCGCGGAGCGTATCGAGAGTGCGGTAGTTTTGGATTTGGGTGACGAGAGGGGCGATGAGAGGAGTGCGACGAGCGTGCGTTGAGAGTGCAGTGTCGTCGAGACTGACAGCGCCCGTCTTCCGGTTCTTGATTGGAGGGAGGCAGAGGTCGTCGTGGAAGAGCGCACGCATTTGGGGCGTGGAGTCGGGGTTGAAGTCGCCGCAGCCTGTTGCCACGTTAAGCCACTCTTGTACTTCGGTGATCGCACCAGGAGTCCACTCGGTAATAACTCCTTGCTTGCGGACGATCTTGCCAAAGAACTTCTGTGCGGCGCGACACGCTTTCATATCGTAACGGAGACCGCGAAACATCATCGAGAGGACGGGGGCGAACAACAACATCTCGAACTCGAACTGGTCGCGCAGACCGGCGTGGTCGATCACGTCGGAGAGGACTTCGGCGCACTCAGCCGTGCGAACACAATCTTCACAGTTGTATCGCCAATACGTGGCTGCGTCGCCAACATTCGGATCGAAATTGCGTCCGTCATCTTTCCAGAAACGATAGTAATCACAGTACATGGAAGCGATGAACGAGAGTGAAAGAGAACTGCCCTTCTTATCCACCTTGCCAGTAACAGGATCAATCTTTCCGCCAAGAAGCCCCGGAAATGCGACATGCTGAGCGACCTGTGTGTCGGAGTGGAGACGGGGGAGGAGTGCCCAACAGCGGGCGATCACTTGGCAGTCCCAGATGGCGTTGTGGAACGTGATGGGGCGAGAGGAGAGGACGGTGCGGCATGTTTGAGTGACGACAAACTCGTCCTCAGCGGACCAGTAGGACGGCGCTTCCGGTCGAGTAGGATGAGTGAACGGAATACAGATCGCATGTGTGCTGTCGGCAGCAAATCCGATGCAGTCAACACGTCCCCACCCCTCCGTGTCGCATACCAGCGGAGTTTCACTGTTATGTGCGTAGGCAGCGAACCAGGCGTTAATCTCTTCGATCGACGGTTCAACGACAAACTCCCATGCAGGGCGACGGACTTCGCGGAAGTGGGACTCACGCTCGGCGCGTCGTAGGTCTTGCACTACGATTGGGCGGTGAGTCCAGGCGCGGAGCACGTCGGCGGGGTGGAAGGTGGGGATGGCTTTGCCGTGAGGAGTGTCTAAGGTCGAGCCACGCCACTTCGTGATGCCAGTTTCTCCGGCCACTGCCCATAGTGGGGTGTTACCAAGAAGCAGGATGAGAACTGGTGCATGTGATTGTAGTAGCTCATGCAGGTGCGCGATGCCCTCCGCGATAGGTGGCGCGACGTAGCGGCCACCAACGGATACCGCACCAGCTTTACGCCCCGTAGTCGGAGAGTAGAACCATTGCGAGATGTCATTGTGGATCAGCTTTCCATTCTTGAGGTAAGAGGGGGGGCGGACGTGGCACACATTTGTAGCGAAGCACTGGGAGCGATCAAGTCCGGCCTCGCGTAGCATCTCGTTGAGGAGGAAGCCGGACGGGCCACTGAACGGGTGGCCCGACTCGACTTCACGTTCGCCCGGCGCCTCACCTACGAGCCAGATGGGAGAGGCGGGGTCGCCGTCTTCGATCCAACGAGTCATGCGTGCCGCCCCCACGACAGACGGAGGAGCGCAACAACGTCCCATGAAGTCACCGACAGATTAAGACGAGAACTCCCGCCGACTGTTGCCAGACGTTGACCCGAAGAGGGTTGCGACACTCGGGACGGCTCTGTTGATCGGTGATTTGACGGCGCAGTGCCTCGGCGTCGGCGCATGTAGTCGCGGATGTAGAGGCGGGCGTCGGCGGGGTTACGGTAGTGGGACATTGGCGTTCGTCCATGATTGGGCGTACTCGTGTAGGTCGAGCAAGGCGCGTATGTCGCGCTCGAAGAGGAAGAGTGTGGGGCCGCGCGACGTGGTGATACCTTTGAGGTAGCCGTTCCAGAGTGCGACGGTCATGTAGAGGGGGTGGAGGGGGAGCGGAGTGGCGACGACGTTGCTCCAATCGACGACAGCGGTGCAGCAGGGAGAGACAACAACCGTGCGGCCGTTGCCTATCTCTTGGAGTTGATCTTTGTACGCGATGAAGCTGGCGGTGCAGACAGGACAGCGTAGGTTGGTGAGGATGGTGCGGCCCGCGTCGGGGGGCGTAGTGCCCCCCTCGCGTGTGTGGTTGCCGTAGCCGTCTGGTGGACGGACGGGCTCAGGACCGTCGAGCGTCGTCATCGAGGGGCGTTCGCGCTCGGCGCTCACTGTGCGGCCTCGCGGAGACGCGCCTTGTCGGGCGACGTGACGCGCGTGACTTCGGCGTAGATGATCTCGGAGTCGTTGGCGTCGGGGCGGTGCTCGACGTGGACGAGCGCGGTGGCGAAGGCGAGTGCGCCGATGGAGAAGTTCTTCTGTTTGTTGAGGCCGGTCACGTCGAGCAGACGCTTGAGCCGCATGTTGCGGTTGGTGCCCCAATCGAGTTGGGGAGGAGTGGAGGCGGTGAGGTCGAGCATGAGACTCTGCCGGACGAGCACTTTCGGCATGTTCATCTTCGCGCGGACGGTGTCGTCGGTGAGTTCCCATTGGAGTTCGAGCGCGGCCCACGGCTCACCGGCACGGGTTTTGTCGGAGCCGATAGTGCCAGAGCGGAGGGAGTCTTTCGTGAGAGGTTGGCACTGCGCGAGGTAGTCGCCGACGTCGGGGAGGACGAATGTGGTGTCGAGTTGGCCTTTGTGGGTGGTTTCGAGGAAGGAGTTGACGTCGAAGAGAGATGAGGACTGCACGAGTGGTATTCCTTTCAGTCGGGGTTGCACAGGGTTGTGCTCGGTGGCAGACGGAGTTCGTCAAGTATGTCGTGTAGTTGCTTTGCGACGTACTCGTCTGAAGCGTGGAAGTGGATGGTGAGGTGGCCATCGACTACGCGTATGTCTGCGAGCCGAACTGATTTTATCCAGTTCAGTTCTGAGTCGGTGAAGGCGGTGGTCATGGCTTCACGAGCATGGCGTCGCGCGCTCGCGTGAGCATGTTGAGAACGTGGCCGACGGTGGTGCCAGCGTGGTTAGCGCCAACGCCGTCGTAGTGACTTGTATGCCCTGCGGCCAGGTCAGCGTCTGGATCAGAACGGTCGGGGTCGGGAAGCGATGCCCACTCGCACGAGATACCATGGGCGAACTCGATGTCGGTGAGATGACGACGCCACCACGCAGGGTAGCCGCGACCAACGAGGAGACGGACGGCGAACGTGTCTTGAAGGGCGGGGGTGAGGAGAGCGGAATCGGGGAGGACGAAGTGCGCTTGAAGCGACTGCATCGTGCGTCGGATGATTTGGTAACGGCCCGTCGCGGTGGAGGGAAGGCCACGGGCGAGCATGTCGTCCATGCAGGAGTAGATGTCGGCGAGAGAGCGGACGGAGAGGTCGCCGTAAGTGCGTCCGTCGATGTCGCCGATAGTGGCGTTGTAGTTGCCAGCGGACTCGCCGGACTGGTTATCGGGGACACCGCCAGCGATGAAGTCGAGGATGATGTTGGTGCAGGGGTCGGAGGAGAGAAGAGTGCTCATTGGATAGGCTCCTGAGTGTGCGTGTCGATGGAGGGAGGAGCGGTGCGTGCGTCAAGCTCTCGGATTTTCGCTGAGAGCATCTTGAACACGCGCATGGTGATGAGGAGTTGGAGAGTGGGGATGGGGAGGGCTTTGAGGACGGCGGGCGACACGCCCATCAGTTTGCAGAACGCGGGAAGCTCGGCCTCGAACTCGGCGTTCGCGGCAGTGGCTTCTGCGTGGTCGATTGACTCGACGATGGCGTGGCGAGAAGTGTTCACGAGAGGAGTGCTCCTTATCTGAAGAGTTGGGCGAAGTCGGGGGCGAGAGAGGAGGAGAGCGGGAGACGGCGATGTTTTAGGCCGCGACCCGCCTCCTCAGTGTTCCAAATGTACTTGCCATCAATACACTCGGCGACGATGATCTCGTCTGGCTTGCGGGCGAGTTTGGGAGCTAGTTTCTGGCCGATGGTCGCGGTGGTGAGAGTGGAGAGGCCGGTGAGGGGAGAAGTCTCGCGCTCGATGTGGGCGAGGAGAACGGACGTGCAGCGCGTGCCGCCCCACGCAAGGTCCATGAACCCTTCGATCTGTTGCTGGATGCCGCCGATCTCAGGGAGTGAGAGGAAGGGGCGCGAGCCGACGGTGGAGAAGATGACCATGCGAGTAAGGCCGGTGAGACCGTCGAAACAGATGGCGCGAGACTCGTCCCATTCGCCGACATCGCCAAAGCTCTCACCACAGCGGTCGCATACGAAGTCGGCGCAGGTGGAGAACAGGTCGAGGAATTGAGTGTAGGAGGAGCGGCCCGGATCAACTGTTTTGATCGCGGCTTCGATCGTCGAGACGTGCATGACTTGCGCCCACTTACGCATGATGGACCAATCGACGGCGGCGGGGGGTTGGTAGTGAGTGTGGATGGCGGGGTTGGGTGCGCCGGGTCCGCAGAGGTTCGGGCCGAGTGCAGCCTCGACCCCAGGCTCCATCGAGATAATGAAGGTTTCGAGGCCAGCGCCACGATGCGCCGTGCCACGCTCGTCAAGATACTCGGGGAGGAGTGTACGGAGAGCCGTGGTCTTGCCGGTGCCGATGTCGCCTTCGAGGAGGACGTTGGATTTCACGCGGTGTGCTCCTCGATGAGTGGTTTGGTGGTCTTGAGACGAGAGATCATGCCGTCGGCGGCGAAGAGTGAGTCGAGATACTCGACCTTCACGTCACGCTCGAAGTTGATGAGTGCTTGGACGATGGTGTACTTGCGTGTGATGGCGGAGAAGGCGGAAGAGTTCGCGGCGTCGAGAGCGGTGAGGAGGGCGTCGGCGCGGGCGTAGATTTCGTCGAGGGTCATAGCGTGTCTCCGTGTAGTGGGCAGGAGGCGACGGGCTCCCACCAGCCGTCTTCGTCGAAGGTGGACGGGGCGTGGTAGATGCAGCCACACTCACCTTCGCCGAAGGAGGGGTCGTCGTCAGTGGTTGAAGGTTGTAGTAGTCGTGGATCACACGATGGATTGCACTCGGGCCACGGTTCGATAGCGTCACCGTATCGGTGCCCCATGTGGCATGTTGGGCAACTCATTATCACGTCTCCTGTCGAGTGAGGGGGTCCCATCGTCGAACCTCGAACGTGTCGAGCCACGCGTCGGGGTCGGCAGAGGAGCAGAGGTCGAGGAACGTGCAGCCGCCGAAGTCGGCACAGGCGGTGTCGAACGATTGGGGGAAGGGGTGGGCGTGGCCGGTGCGCCAACCATCGCGGAGTGAGAGGTACTGCCCACACATGGTAGCAG